GGTCGCGCGTCTATGACGCGTATGACTACGACACAAAAGTCAGATCCCCAACGACTGGCAGCACGCAAGTGTGAGAGCAGCGAAAACAAGCACGACGTAAAGTCAAACCTGAATTCATGTCTAAGAATATTTGTGAAAACACTAAAAAGTGGGTAGACGCTGTTAAACGCCTACAACCTATAGTGAATGCACTTCATTCGAAGAGCTCTACATATGGTATACAAGTATTTTGTGATCTCGTGACGCATCATCTTGAACACTATGGAGAGAAACATGCACTTAAACTCCTAAAGAGTTATAGAACATATCTTCAACAAAGTGCCCTTCGACAAAACGTTGGAAATCTCCCTTTCTGCAAAACAGATAAGGACAACTTCCCTCTGATTCTAAATCATTGGAAAATTGACGAAAATACAACAATTGACGAGGTAAGATATTTAATGTCATTTTGGCGTATCATTGAAGTATTTAGATTAAAACCTGAATACGACGTGAAAACCATAGTGACAAAACCGATAGTAGATGAGGATCTACTAAAGGATATAACCAACTACATTGCCAACTGAGGACCTGTGAAAAACATAACAGGCGCCCCAGCGGGTAGGTTTATCATGAGTAACAAAGCCGGGCCTAATGGACCAGCCACGTTATCTAGTGACTTAGATTTGCATATAATAAAGCAATCTGAGGAACTATACAAAGCAATCTGAAGTCTTGCAACTAAAAGTAAGTTGTATTTCTCCGGAAAACCTCGTAAAGATTTACCTAGTAGACAACTTGTGACTTCTAAATTAGTAACCTTAAGTGATAAAGCAGGAAAAACCCGCACAATCGCCATAGGAGACTGATTTTCGAATTGTGCTCTGTCAGGGATTCATGATCAATTTATGAAAACCTTAAGGACACTTCCACAAGACGTAACCTTCGTACAAAGTGAACTACCGAAACTTATTCAAGGTTTAGGTAATAACTTGTATAGTGCTGATATGACGGCATTTACAGACGTTTTCCCCATTGAATTGGTTAGAACGGTTGTAGATACCGCATATGATGCAGCCATTGGATCCGATTGACAACATGTTATCAGCAATCGAGTATTTTACCATCCGAAAGGATCTGTAAAGTACGCAGCTGGTAACCCCATGGGCCTATTAAGCTCATGACCCGCATCGACCTTGACACACCATGCCGTAAAACAGTATTGTGCGGAAAAGGTCCTAGGAAAAGGTAAAGGAAAATATTACCGATACTTAATCTTAGGAGATGACAGTCTAGACACCAACAAAGATGTGCATAATAAATACATCGATGTAATGAAAAGACTCGGGATGTCAATCAGCCTCTCTAAATGCACGCAGAGTGAACAAGGTTCAACCGAGTTCGCAAAGCGTTTATTTCTTAATAAAGTAGAAGTCACTGGTTTACCGATGACCCTGCTTGAAGAAGTTCTTGCAAAACCTGAACAGTTCATAGAATTGGTAAGGATTGCTCGAGAGAGAGGTTATTCTGATGTGTGTATCACACCCGGGTTGTCTCACTTACTAACTAAACATAGAAATGGAAAGTTAGTAGCTGATTTGCTGTCTTTACCGGAAACAGTGTCTGGAATGCGACCAATAATGGACGTTAAACCAGGTAGCTGAGCCTCGAAATTTCTAGAGGTACCAGTAGAGTATCATGAAAACATGTTGAATATTGCTAATCAACGTGTATTCTGAGAACAGTGACGATCGATGAATAATCGATCGCAGACAACCGCTTTCAGCGGAAAGGTGGTTATAAATAATACACATCCTGCCCAGACTATGCTGCAGAAAGCTATAATGGCTTACATGCTCCATAATCCAGCGGATATGTATAGTATCTATAATTCGTGAGTAAAAGGAGAGTACAGAGAGATGGCCTCATTACCAAATCTCGACTACTTACCGTACCAAAACAAAGGTCATATAATGACTAAGTGTAAGTACGACGTATTAAAGAATCTTTTGGAATTAACCATTGGAAACTGCAATACTGCCCTTTACCCAGCTATTCGTGTAAGCAATATGGAACTATATCAAAAGTGCTTCTAAAAGAAGTCTCCTTGAGATATAGAACTATAGGCAGCACAAACTCACCGGAGAAGTACGCCTCTTCCGAGG